CGGGAGTTAATAGAAATTCTCTTCTAAAACTTCTAGGTTGTTCTCTATTTGTTTTATATACTGCTTGTTCAATAAATGGCATATCAGGACATAAATCACTTGGACAATTAATATCTGTGCACTCTACACCCCCAATAGTAAGAGGTTCTATTTGTATTGCTGTAGAAGAAGTTTGTGAATAAAATGAATTAGCAGTTTGATATGAATGTAAAGGAGTTTCTGTACACATCCATGCTTCTCTTGCAGCATAAAAATTGTCAGGAAGTCTTGCTTCAAAATCCTCTATATAGAGAATTTCTTCTGTTATATTGTATGAGGATTTGCCAAGTTTCTCTAGGCATTTATTAAGATAAGTAGGAAACATTAAATCATCGCAGGAGCCTGTATCCCAATACGTTTTGAAATCTTCTCTTACTTCACTATAGAGAATTTCAGGACTAACAAAGGAATAATTGTAATAGTATGCCATGATGCTTATTTCCCCCAATTTAAATAAATATGTTGATATTTTTCATCGCTTTTGATATAGTGATTAATAAGTCTTGCTGTTAATCTATGTGCTTTAAAATACCATAAATTGTTATGCTTGAATATTGCTGTTCTTTTAAACCATCTCCATCTGAATCTATAACCATCTGTAGCATTATTAAAGTTATATATTCTCTTTCCTTTTTCTTTAGTTTTCTTCCAATCTATAGGAAGATTAATGTGTTCTCTTCCATTTTTAATTATAATCTTCTTTGGCTTTTGTTTTGTAATTGAAAATTGTCCCCATCCACAAGGTAATTTTGCTTTCTCCCCTGTCTCTAAAATATATTCCCTATACATATCTACATATCTGTAGAGAATATTCTTCCATTCATCAAATGATAAATCTATTTCAGAATGTTCTATGCAAAATCTCTTGTAGTTATCTTTACTTGCAGATCTATATTGTACTGCTTTTCTCATTTACCTTGTTCTACTGAGTTAGGTGCTTGATTATCAATTCCTTGGCTATTAATATCTGATGGGATTTTAAAGTATGTGTTCAGTAGTTTTTGAGAAGTGAGTTCTAACACTTGTTTCTCTAAATATCCCGGAAGATAGAATTCCCTATCTAGAGGATTCTTACACCATTCTTCATCTGTCACTGGTGCATTTCCACAATCACAATCAGAGTATCTGAATGAACTAGGAATATCTTCTTCAAATAATGCCACAAGTCTAACCTTTGCTATCATTGGATTTGTAACATATAGATAATCATTACTTATCCAGAAGTATTCTTCTTTCTTGATAAAAGGAAGTTTTAATAAATTAATATATCTATTAACAGAAATCTCTTTTAATTTCTTCCCCTTACCACCTAAAGCATTAATTGAATATACCCCCTGTATAACATACTGATAGTTACCTTCTGAAATTCTTGGGATTTTTTCTGTGCTTCTGGCAATTGTGCATTCATCTGTAAAATCACAACACTCACTGATACTGACTTCTTCCATAGAGAGGCAAGGCACAGTGGTAAAAACGGTGTCAGTATTCCAGAGCTTTCTTAAATTTAAATCTCTTTTGATTAAAAGTAAAGAATTAGCTCTCAATTCACTAGCAATCATCCTGTCTGTTGCCAATGAATCAGTGGAAATCAATTTACTGAAACTACGAATATTACTTACTAATTCTCTTAAAATCATGATACACTAATTAATAAATGTAAAGATAAACTATCTTTTAATGTTTTCAAAATTAGATTAACTAAATAAGTTATTTATTCTAATTGAAATAGTTATTTGGTAAATTCAGAATGACTGCCCAGAGTGTCTTTCTCATAATGTATATCCAATGCTAACACTCCTACAGTTGCTGCAAGAGGATCTGAACCTGTAAATACACCACTAGTATTAGCATTATCTCTGAATAGACGTATTTGTATAATATCTGATAATCCTGCACCAACAGGGGGGATTATACCTACTCCATGACATATTTGGTTAATTGTACCACTTGTGTAAGAAAATGCTGTTGTATTACATTTATATTCTGACCATGCAGTAATTTTAGCTCCACCATCAATTTGCCACCTATATCTAATTAAAAAATTAGGAATAGCTGCACTGGTTTGGAAAAAATGTAAATGAGGGTATATAACACTACCTAATTTCCATTGATGAGACATCTGAGGATTTGTAAATATGTAATCAGATAGGTCAGATGTTGTTATATATTCCACTGTACTCTCACTAGCATTTATAGATACTCCGGGGCCTGTTTGTTGTATTGTAATGGCATCTGCTCTTAAATCATCAAATACTGTAGCATTCCCATGAAATATAATTGTGCCATCTGTTTCAAATTCTGTATAATTTGTTGCTGTTCCTATCTTTAAAGATGGATAGTTATATAAATAAGAAACCCACATTTCTTTTAAATCCCCATCAGCTACACCTCCCTCAAAACTATACAACCTAGTATCAAAATTAGCCAAAATACTATCAAAATTAGCTAAAGGATATGTTCCTAAAGAGACATATCCAGTTTTAGGAGTAAGCATTGTTATTGGGTTGGTATCTCGTATTGTAGAAGAAACTCTTACCAAATATTCTGCTATTGTTTCAATAACAATATTACTTCCATCTACATAATAATTACATCTTTTAGCATCAAAAGGTGTTGGAAGTAATGTAAGCCTTTGTGTTGATATAGTAGGAGTTGCCATATTAAACTAAAGTTATTGTATATTCAGTTGATAGTGAGGTTGCAAATACACCACTAGATTTATAAATATAATTATTTACATACCCCGGCCTAATATCTACTCCTGCTACACCACTTGCTAAATCAACACTCATCATTGATCTTACATTTGTAGATAGGGAGTCAAGTAAAGTAAAATCCTTATCTATAGGAATAGATAAAAAGAAATAATTATATCCTGCTTTTATTGGTGTATTAATTACTGTTGGGGATAAAGAATAGGGTATATTGACTTCATTTGGAATATCATAAGTTGTAGAATTAACACACATTTCCATATGCCTTATTGGGGCTGCCGTTGTTGTTGTCGTTGTAACATCAATACAAGCTTGAACAGAAAGCACTTCTCCTGTTGCTGCTATTCTTATTGTGTAATCATATATGTTTGTTGTATCTACATCCCATTCTGTAATTGCTCCCCACCATATTCCGTCTGGAGAAACAAATGGGATTGTACATGCCTCATCTATAAATAGAAAATCTCCTGCTGTTGGAATAGGATTGTTAGAAAAAAAATAAATTGCTTGCACAGTATCTAAATCAACAACTGTGGTATTATACAGTTCTCCACAAAGTTCTATTGCATTTACATTTAAATCCCCTGATAATGCTCTTGCCACTAATAAAATTTGTAATGGTATAACTACCCCTGTTGTTGTTGTTGTTGTGGTGGGAGGTAAAGTTGTTGTTGTTGTTGTGGTACTAGATGTTGTAGAAGTAGTGGTAGAAGTTGTGCTGCTGCTAGTAGTTGTTGTAGTGGTTACTTTAGGCTCTACATTAACATCTACATATTGTACACAATCTCCTGTAGATTGTATTCTTACAATTGTTGTAGACGTAGGGACTAATGTAGACGTAAAGCCTAATAATAGTTGATTTCTGCTAATATTAATTTGAAATGGATCTGTGTATCCATCTACATCAGAATAAAGGCTAAAAGGGCCTGTATTAGTCCCTGCTGAAGTTAATTGTAAGAATACATTCATTAAGCTGGAATATATATAATAAAGTGAGTTGCCAAAACAGGTTGAATATTATTATGGGATTCACTACTTCCTATAGCTCCATTTGTCATCACTACGTTTATATTTGGAGTTGCTTCACTTGTTAGTCCTATGTCTGCTGTATCTCCTGTTCCTCTTAATGTATAGTCTGCAGCAAATGTACTTTCTACTTTTAAATAATTAATATTAGAAAGTTCTACATCATTAAGTCCATCTTTCACTGTAAAGTGTGCATGTGCTGTTTGTGTAGCTACTGCTGTATTTTCATGTGTGTGTGTTGGTAATTCTGCTGCAGAAAGGGTAACATTATTCACCCCACTGACATCATATAATTCATATGTAGGATTACCTGAAATTGCAGGGTCTACAACTGGATCAAATGCTCCACCTCCCATACCTGTAGTTGTACCTACAGCAACTCTACCTCTTTTATCTGGTGTACCATTATTTCCATTACATAAATATACCTTATCCCAATCTCCTGTTCCTGCTCCTGTTAAATCAAAATATGTAAGAGGCCCATAATATTCCATTGCTGTATAAGGAACCATTTTATCCTTCATTGCCATTCCTGCAGAAATACTATCTAAATAACTCTGGATAAGATCATTAAGGTCAGTTATTTGTACATAATTTGCAGCTAAATCTGCTGTCAAGGCTGTAACATCACTAATCACTGTACACAATGCTGTTATAATTGCTTGTACAACTAAATGTGTATCTGAGCCATCAGTAACACCAGCTAAACAATCTACATCATAATCTCCATTAAGAGTAGTAATATCAGCAACTACATCATCAACTTGTCCCTGTAAATCACAAACAGATTTAATAATAGCTACAATAATATCTACCAAAGATGTTCCTGCACCTAAATACCCATCTACTAATGTACATACATCAGCAGGGGTTAATGCAATAGTTATCCCTGTACCATCTAATGCAGATAGTAAAAAGGTAGTGAGTTTCTGTTCTACAGAATAGAGTGTATCACCATTACTAATTTCAAGAGCAGCAATATCTACTCCTGTATATTTTACACATTTGTCAGAAGTTATCTCTGAGCAACCGTTGAAACATGAAGTACAGGTCATAATTTATATTGTTAAAGTTGTTGTGGTTGTTGTTGTAGGTGGTGTAGATATAGTTTGTTGGCATTTACTTTTGCAGTTTCCTGTCATAACTATTATCCTAGATGCTATCATTTCAATTGTATAATCTGGAGCATAGTCTAAATTGTAAGACTTATAAGTTAATATTCTTTTATAATTTAATAAGTCTAATATTGCAGAATAATTAATTTTATAGCCAAGCATTAATGTCATATTATTATATAACATTTTAGCCATCTCTGCCATTTTACAATCTATCTTAGCTAGTAAGTTAGTTATTGTTGTACACTCTGCACAAGTTGTTAGTCTAGGATCTATCATTTTGGTTTATTTTCTGCTGCATAACATGTTGGGCAAAGTCCTTTTTTTAATGAACAAGAGCAGCCAACTTTAGCTCCGCATTTACTACATTGGGCCATAATAATTGTTTTTTAAATTATGCTCCTAATATACTAAAAATTTATCACATAATTGTTACCTGAACACCCACAATTATTTCTTGTGAAAGAATTTAATAATTTTGCTGCTTGTAGGTATAATTTATTAGCTTCTAGAATAGCACAATTATTAGCAGCAGCTATTGCTCCCTGTATAAAGAAATATATTGTATTCAGGTCAACTTTAGCTTGCATTTTAATAGCCTTGTCACATTCCATTATATCTAATTGCATAAAAGCTTCATCAAACTTTTCCTGTAATTTATCTACTCTCATTATATTCTTCTCCAGAGAATATGTAGGAACAGCGTCTGTTGTATAAAGGATTGTATATACACCATCAGGTAAAGGCAATAAATCTTCTCCAATTATTGTAAGTTCTAAATCTAGAGAATCAATAACATTCATTACATCAGGAACGAATATAACATCTACAGGATCAAATCCCGGAGCTGTAATAGTAAGTTTAGGGGCAGTAGGAGCAACATCATAAGTTGAATTATCCATCACTCCCATTGTATATTTATTATATGTTGGTGGTACTAAAAAATCTAATACTGTAGCCATATCTTATTTATTTTAAAAAAATATGGGAAGAATAGGAATATCCCATCTTCCCATATATAAAGGATTTATTTAGTTAAATTAATACTAAGTACCTACAGTTGTGGTAGTTGTGGTAGTGGGTGCTACTGTAGTTGTGCTAGTTGTAGTAATACAAGCAACATCTGAAGCAACAGTACCAAGAGCAGCTTCCAACACTCCTTCAAGTTCTGTAGCTAATGCACCACCAGAAATAACAGCAATAATCACCATATTATCTGTAGGAACATAATCACCCCAATTCTGAGTAGGAGCATCATAGTCATTAAATTTGATATAATAAGTGTCATACACTTGAGTCAAATCTACAAATGAATCAAAATTCTGGTTATATCCACCAATTCTGTAAAGATGTTTTAAATAACCAGCCTGATAAGAATAGAAATTCTTTTCAAGTTGTGCAATTTCTTCACCAGTTCCAGAGGCATAATTAGATTTCTGAACAACAGTAGCTTCGGCAACAATATTACAACTATCACTTACAATAAAATCAGCAGTTGTAGCAGGGCCAGAATAAACAAATGTATTGAAATACAAACGATCATATTCCCAAGGGAAAGCAGCAACATCACATGGTACACCATAAGCTGTTAAAGCTTTTCCAGTAATACGAAGGATAGTTCCACCTACATTTTCAAAAGAATAGAATTTACTCAAACCAATATTATCAGGATTGATTCCGGGAGCAGTAGCATTAAGTTTTACAATGAATGCATCAATCAATGCATTAACATCTGTAGTTTCACAAGGATCACCACCACAATCACAACAAGGTGCTTGTACAGTTACTGAACGTGTAAAACCATTAAAATATAAAGTTTGCAGATAACTAGAGAATCCACGAATGGTAAGAGTTACAATATCTCCACATTTTACATTCCATGTGTCAATATCTGTAATCTGATTTACAGGGGTTGGACAACCGCCTACTTTATACCATTCAGTTACATTGGTTCTGCAACCACTTCCTGAAGGGCAACCTTTAATTTTATCAGAACGCTTGCTACCCTGAAGATAGTTATTTGTACGTCCTTGTGCCACATAAAAATATGGAGCAGCAGCAATAGTGCCAATCAAGGCAACAGAATAATCATTCTTAAAAAGGCCAAGTTGACCTGCAGTAAGATTTTGTGTAGATCCAGAACTAGGCAAAGCAGTTT